AGACGGGCTTGCTAAACCATCACGGTTTGAAGTTATTCTTCCTATTCCACCTTATATTGGAAATATGGTTGGTAATTCAATTATTGAAAAGATATTAAATCTTCCCAATTCAGTTTTTGCTGATGTAAGTGATGCTGTCAATTCTGCTTTTGGTCGCCAAGGTCAAAAAGATGATAATGCTAAAACATCAAATCCAGCATTATCAAGGTATTTGGCACTACAATGTGAAGCTGCTGAATTGCCTGGTAGAACATTAGCCACAGCTGATGTTAAAATTTATGGTCCAACATTTAAAGTTCCATATCAATCACAATATGGCGATACTTCATTAACCTTTTTATGCACGAATGATTTTTATGAAAGAAAGTTATTTGACCGTTGGATGGAAGCAATTCATCCATCAGATACAAATAACCTTCGTTTTCCTAAAGGACAAAAATCAAGGTATATGTGCAATATTAAAATTATTCAGTATGATGAATTCATTAAACAAATTTATGCTATTGAACTTATAGATGCTTTTCCAATTGGAATAGCACCTCAAGCGCTTAGTTGGGGTGAAGATGGTTTTCATCGCTTACAAATTCAATTTGCATATCAATACTCCAGAGTGCAATACGATGGAACTTATGACCTTGGAGCTGCAGCCGCATCAATATTTGGAGCCGCAGGTTCAAGATTACTACCTTTTGGTAATGCTATAACAAAATTACCATTTTAATTATTAAAGCGAGGATATTATGTTACCTAAACTAGATGTGCCCATATATGAAGTTAAATTAATTTCAACGGGTAAAACAATCCGTTTTAGACCATTTTTGGTCAAAGAACAAAAACTATTTCTTATGGCTTCAGAGGCAACTGACCCAAAAGAAACAATTAACACCATTCGTCAAGTATTAAAGAATTGTATCCTTGATGAATTAGATATTGATTCACTTCCAACTTTTGACCTAGAATTCTTGTTTATGAATTTAAGAGCTCGTTCAGTAGAAGAAGTGGTTGATTTAAAATACAAATGTAATAACATTGTTAAAAATGATAAAGATGAAGATACTACTTGTACCGGTTCAGTTGAATTTAAATTAAATTTATTAGAAATTGAACCAATTAAAGACCCAAATCACACAAACAAAATTCAATTAACTGATAACCTAGGTGTTGCTTTAAAATACCCATCTTTTGATATGATTCAAAAGTATGAAAGTAAATCAGAGAATGAAATTATGGCTGGTGTTCTTACTGACTGTATTGATTATGTTTTTGATAATGACCAAATCTATTATGCTAAAGACCAAACTAAAGAAGAACTTGATGAGTTTATTGACAACCTTCAGCAAAAAGATTTAGAAAAGATTAAAGTATTTTTTGATACAATGCCTGAAATTAAAAAAGATGTTCACTTTAAATGTCCAAAATGTTTATATGAAGAGGATATCCAAATAAAAGGCCTTCAAAATTTTTTCGTTTAATTTTTCGTTATGATACTCTAGGGAACTACTTTCAGACAAACTTTGCATTAATGCAACATCACAAATACAGTTTGACTGAGCTTGAACAAATGATTCCTTGGGAAAGAAATATCTATGTTACACTATTGATTCAGCACTTGCAAGAAGAAAAAGAAAGATTAGAATTACAAAAACAAACTAGAAAACGATAATGGCAAAATCAACATCAATACTTTCTTTATTAGCCAAAGAACTTGGTTATAAAGATGTTAAGAAACTTAAAGAACGATTACACTACGGCGATACTATTGCTGGGGGTGTTAAATCTCGTTTGGAAGAAGGCCAAGGTTTTGGTGAATCGTTTAGTGGAAGTTTTCAGGATAAAAAAGAAGACTTTCAAAGAAGTTTAGATCCTAAAAATATACGCAAAAAGGCGTATATGTCTTTCTTTGGTGGCGATAATATTCTTTCTGCTCACATGCGTGGCAGATTTAATAAAAAACAAGCTAAAAAAGAAGAATCATTATCTCCAACAAAAGAATCAGAAGGTTCTGATAACCCTAATGATTTAATAAGTGTCCTTGCGAAAAATTCATTAGCATTACCTGGCATGGCGAAAGATATGAACATTCTTCGCCAAAACATGGTTGCTTTGGTTAAACTTGAACGAGGTGTTGATGATGAAAAAGATTTACAAAAACAAGGCGACTTCTTTAAATCTTCAGATGCTCTTGAATCACAGATAGAAGACCAACGCAAGACTACATCACCAACAGCTGCAGGTAAAGGTAAAAATACTTCACCATCGAATGAATCAACATCATCAAAAACTAAAAAAACAACTGGAGCTGGCGGAGATTCTGGTGGTTTATTAGGCGGTATTATTGATTTCTTTAAAAATGGATTACTTGGCGCTTTGGGTATGATTTTTAGTCCAGCTAATATATTAAAATCATTAGGTAAAATATTCTTAATAGCTGCAATAGTAGCATCATTGTTTGAAGGTATCACTGCTGGTTTTAAAAAATGGCAAGAAAAAGGAGATTTATCTGAAGCAATTCTAACCGGTCTTGGTGCCATGTTAGATTTCTTAACATTTGGTTTATTTGGTGAAGACCAACTTCGAGGTTTAGTTAAAAGTTTAGGTGATGTTATTGGTCCAATTATTGATGATATATCGGATTCATTCACCAAGATGAAAGATTGGATAGCAAATAATATTGGTATTCCTGAAATTGGAATACCTGTTCCAAAAATACTACAAAAAATAGGTGCGCCTGAAAAGATAACTATTGGGCCATATTATCCATTTAAAGATAATCCAAAAAGTGGTGAAGCACAAACATCAGCACTTAAATCTAAAGCACCTTCTGATAGTGGAACACCAGCGATACCAGAACCTCCAAAAGAATTAAAAGATGCAGTTAAAGGAACACCTTTAGAGCAAATATTACAACCATCTCAAGTATCTGGAAAAGGCCAAGATAATCTTAAACAGATTATTCAACCAATGCAATTGCCTAAAGATGCTATGAAAAATCCTAGTGCATTGATGGACACTATGGTTAATATGCAACAAAAGCAAATTGACCAAGTTAAAAAATTAAATGCTCAAGGAGATTATAGTTTAGGTGATGCAAAACAATTAGAAAAAGGTCTTGCTGAATCTAAAAAACAACTAGCTATTGGCCAAAACAAATTAAGTGGTGCTGGTGATATGATGTCCAGCTCAATGAATAATGCAAGTGATGTTCTTACCAAAAAGATTCAAGGTGGTGGTCCAGCTGAAAATTCAATAGATAAAGGTGGCGCATCAATGATATCGCCATCAACATCTTCACCATCATCACCATCAACCGGTTCTGATTTAGGAAAAGCATCATCTCAAGTATCTGAAGGTCAAAGAATGGAATCTTCAGCTGAAGGCGGCTCATTCTTAAATTCACCAGTCACAAATAATACTTCAGGTGGAACAGGCATGAATATTAAAACACCTCCTGTTGATACACATAATCACGAATTAATCGGTCTCTTAATGAGAACATAATGTCTCCTACATTAGTCACAGATAAAAAAGATAAAGATACAAGTTTATCATCAGCATTTAAATCAATAGCTAAAAACTTTTTGTTATTGCCTGATATTGCTCGTGATTTAAATATTGTTCGTCAAAATCTTGTTGAGTATGCTAGAGTTCGTGGTGCTGAAGTTTCAACAACACCAGATTCATCTTTTATACCTGAAAAAGATTTTGTTCCTACTCCAACACCGGTTAAAAAAGAAGAAAAAGCAAAGCCACAGGTAACGAAAAAGAAAAGTTTTTTCTCTACAATTATTGAAGCATTTTCTCCACAGAATTTACTTAAAACTTTTGCTTCTCTTTTTAATCCAAAAAACTTTATAAAATTATTGGGAAGAGTTGCGATTGTAGCTGTTGCTATAGCTGCAATCTATGAAGGATTTACAGCTGCATGGGACAAATGGAAAGAATCAGGTTCAATTTGGGAAGCGGTTAAAGAAGGTGCATCGACCATTGTGGAATTTTTAACCTTTGGGTTAATTGATAAAGAAACAATGAAGTCACTATATCAAGGTGCAGCTGATTTAATTAAACCATTTACAGACCCAATAGTAGAATTCTTTACTAAAATGACCGATTGGTTTTCTGAAAAATGGTCAGCTGTTAAAGAATTCTTTGGATTTAAAGTAGAAAAGAAAGCACCTCCGGCTACACCACAAGCTGAAGAAGTTGTTACGCCTGAAATATTAAAAGGTAAGAAACCAGAAAAAGAGCTTACTCCTCAAGAACAAGCAGCTGGAGTATTACAAAAACCAGCAGCTAAACCTGCACCAACTCCACCTCCACCAACACCCACACCTATTCCGGCGCCAGCTGCACCTCCTGCGGCTGCACCAGCACCAGCCGCTAAAGCACCAACTAAAGCTGGCAAAAAAGAAGAAGGTATTCCTAAACCAGCACAAAAAATATCTGGCATGGAAGATGTTAAGAAAATGGTTATACGCCATGAAGGTGTGCGTAACGAACCATATAAAGATTCATTAGGTTTATGGACTGTTGGTGTTGGTCATCTTATTGGAAATGGTAAATCGTTACCTGATTCTTGGAATAGAAAATTTAGTAATGATGAGGTGATGAATTTGTTTGAAGAAGATTTTTCACATCATGTTAAAATAGCACAAGAAACTCCAAGTTATGATAAAGCAAATGAAGGTGGTAAAGGTGCATTTATTGATTTAGCATTTAATATGGGTAAATGGTGGCCAAAATGGCCAGGTACAAAAGCTAAACTAGAGAATGAAGATTTTGCTGGTGCAGCTGAAGGCCTTAAAGATAGTAAATGGTACACACAAGTTGGTAGTCGTGCTCAAGAAATCGTAGCATTAGTATCTCAAGCTGATGGTGGTAAAGGACAAGAAGGACAAAAGATAGCACAAGCTTCAAATAGTGTAGCTGTTGGTCAAAGAGAACAACAAAAACCAACCACACCTGTTGTTATCAATAAACCAACAACGAATAACACCAAAGTGGTTAATAATCAAGCAGCGCAATCACCTCGTGATACAAACTCTGCTTCACAGGCATTAGTATACCGAGCCGCATAAAAAACCCCACCGAAGTGGGGTTTGGTTACTGCATAGGTAATACTATTCAGCTAAAGATTTAAAGTAGTTCAAATCATCATCATCTTCACTCGTTGCAATCTTTGTATCAATCGCATTTAATTCAGAATCATGGAAGTTTTCAACTACAGCATCAATTGCTTTAGATTTTGGTGCTACATCACCTTCAAAACCTAATACTTTATCTAAGCGAGCTTTCAATAAATCATAAGGTTTAAAGTGTTTTGGATCCAAGAATTCTTTTAATGAATGTTCTTGTTTCCATAATGCTTCAAGTTTAGCATCATCACCGTCAAGTAAGGCTGATTTCTCAGCAAACTCTGACTTATCATAATTACGGTAACCTTCAACATTACGAATCTTCAATTTAAAGTTTGCACCTTCCCACATATCAAATGGGTTAACTGGAGTTTCGTCTGCGAATTCTGGATTCATCGCTTCAGTAATCTTGTCGAAAATCTTTTTACCAAATTTGTAAATTCGAATTTGGCCTTCATTTTCAGGATTACTTGGGTCAGAAACCACAAACACATTCGCTATATAATTTAATCTTCGTTTTTGCTTACGAGCGATTTCTTTATTAGCTTCAATGCCAGAATTCCATAGAGTTGAATTATACTCTGAAACTGGATCTTTTTGGTTAAGTGTAGTGAGAGAGTTCTCAATATACCAA